CCAAAGTTCCATCACTGGAACCTATCCGAGCATACTCCTGATTAGGAGTTTGATCGAACCAATCGATGAACCCTCGCACGTGGTTAGCGTGTTTAAGTTCATCAACGAATTGCTCCAGAATCCCCTGCTGCACATATTGCATGCAAACAGGTTCAACCGCAATAATTCGAGGTGATTTCGCCGTTTTAGGCACCGTGATAACCCTAACGGGCATCTCAGCGCCGGGTTCCTTCCATGTTAGGCGGTCTTGGCTTAAAGCCAAAAAGTAACTAGAATATACAAACTCCCTTGCGGGAAAGTATTCCTCTAGTCTCTCCGTCCACTCTGTTTGATCGTATTTTCGGTTTCCCTGAATACGCTCTGCAGTTGTGCCGGGACCATGCTTAGGCATAATATCTCCATCGTAGATCGACTTGTCGATCCTGCTGAAGAGATCAGCCCAAAGAAGAGAGGCAGTAGCTCTGAAGATAGGAAGACGTTCGTTAAGAACGTCGTTCCGTCTAAAAAAGAGTCACGCTCCCATTCCCTAACCTGGATGTCACACGCTAGATACTGATCTAAGGCCGCCAAATTCTTCTTTTCAGAAGTGGCGATCTTCACCTTTGCAAACATCAGAGTTATCTGACGTATTGCGCGGATGGCTTGTAGATCAGGATTGTCGCGTAACACACCGGTATACGGGTTAAAAACACGAGTAAGGAAGCCCCCCAAAAAATGGGGGATAAAGTTCGGCTTTTCGTCTTCATCGTTATAGATGAATTTGGAATAACCAATAAACTCGCTTCCACTTAATTGTCCACGATCGAGAGCTCTTTCGAACTCTTGGCCGTAGATAGGTAGGGTCACCATTAAGTATGGCAGCCCCTCGTGTTCAACTCGATCCGAGATCGTTTTAAAATCTCGGTTGGTACTAACGTCACACCAGCTGCCGACTTCTGTCAGCAGCTCTTGTAGGAACAGTAGTATCTGGCTTTTCATCAATCGCCCTTTCAGGGTTAGTTTGATCCAAAGTCATGATACACTCACCGATTGGAAGATCCAGACAGCTTAATGCCGTCTGGACCGATATCCCCCCCGCAGGAGCATTACAGCTACTGTAGGGGCAGTCAGTAGAACATACCCAAGTATTCCCAGGAGTATTACGTCCACGGGAACTTGGGTCAATTCTCACCACCCAAAAGCTGGGTGATCTTCGCACCGGACGAAGCGGACAGGTACGCAATTACTGCGTCCACAATCTGCTTGGCCTCGGCAACCGTATACCCCGTAACAGGGGTATCCACGATCACCTGCACACCCATCGAATATACGATGGACTGCGCAGAGATCAGAGGATCGGCCGCGATTTTACGGTGAGTCAAACGCAACTGACGGCGAGTACGCCTCCCGTAGGAGTGCGAAACCGTCAGTGCGACATTACCGTCGTCCTTAGTGAACGAACCGGTATTGACGCCAGACGCAGTCCTTGGAAGGACCTGCGCGATTGCGTTGATAGTTACTGATTGAGGATCGGCAAATGCCATGACATGTTCCTTTGTTAACGTCTCACGACGTGTACAAGGACACTCCGGAAGACCCGGAAATGTCCAGTTTGAGGTTGATAAGTCCTCACTGCCTTACGGCAGCTTCCTACCGCCCTTGGATAAACCAAGGGCAGCCAGGATGGCCCACTGACTCGCGGTAAATCCGTTGGGATCAAGGCCAAACCCGTAAGGTGTCGCCTGGTATCGCTCTTTCTGAACTAAGGAAAGTTGGCGATAAACAGAGACAGAACGTCCATCCCTTAATGGGACGGGGTTCGCCGTATAGGTAGCGAACTGCGTCGTTTGACGCTGAAGATACCCATACCTCAAAACAAGCTTATCAGCTGAAAAACGAGTGGCGTTGGAAATAGCATCTCCAACATTCATCTTCCAGTCAACAAGCCACGACCACGGAGCAAGTTCCCACAGTGTCTCAAAGTTGGGTTTTAACCCTAGTATGAGATCGGC